CGCATCACCCAGGTGGCCGGGGAGCTGCGTGTCCTGGCTGATGCCGACGACCTCGACCTCGACGGGCTCGCCTCCCAAGCCGAGCAGCACACCGCCGGCCTCACTGTGCAGGCCTCACGTTCGGCGGGTGTGTGGCTCGAGGAGTTCATCGGCCAAGCCGACTCCGATGACCCGTGGGTGATCCCGGGCATGATGCGCCGCGGGTGGCGCAGCATCGTGGTGGCGTCCGAGGGTGGCGGCAAGTCAACACTTCTCGCCCAGTGCGCCGTGGCGGCGTCGCACGGTGTGCATCCGTTGGCGTTCACGCCGATCGCTCCGCAACCGGTGTTGCTCGTCGATCTGGAGAACCCGCGGTCTGTGATCCGGCGCCGTCTCCGTCAACTGCATGGCCTGAACCGTTGCGGTCACACCCCGCAGTTCCGGCTGCTGCCCGAACCCGGCGGGCTTGATCTTCGCCGCCCACGAGCCCGGGCCATGTTGGAGGCCGAGCTGCGCCTGGTCCGCCCGTCGCTCGTCGTCCTGGGGCCGCTGTACAAGGCGTACAGCCGTCAGGGCCGCGAGTCCGACGAGGAAGCCGTCATGGCCACCCAACACGTGTTGGACGCGTTGCGGACCCGGTACGGCTTCGCCCTGATGATCGAGCACCACGCCCCGCACGGCGACGGCTACAAGCGGGAGATGCGCCCGATCGGGTCGTCGGCGTGGCTTCGCTGGCCCGAGCTCGGGATCGGCATGGAACGCGACCCGGACCGTGCCGGATCGGTGAGGTTGACCCGGTGGCGTGGCGACCGCTCGACGAACAACTGGCCCACCCACCTCGACCGCGACACCCGTTGGCCGTGGGCCGGCAGGTGGCCGAAGGGATCCACGATGACCGATGAGGAGCAGCCATGACCGCTGAATGGATCGACCTTGGCGACCCGAACAGTCCCCGCCTGCTGTCACGTGCCGATCAACGCTGGACGGCCAGACTCGAGGACGTCGAGCAGACCCTCGCCGCGTTGCGCCACGTCGCCCCCGCCGCGCTCGGCCGGCTCCGTGACCACCTCGCCGGCCAACCCGGCGCCGCGTCCTACGACGGTCCTGGTTCGGTCAGCGGGCAGTCTCACCCGGATCCGACCGGGCAAGCCGCCCTCACCGTCGACCGGGCTGCCGCGGACCGGGCGCAGCTCGATAAGGACCTCGCGGCGCTCCGCAACGCCGCCGGCGCCATCCAGGCGATGGTGCTGCGGTACGGCACCGGCCGCACGTCACCGACACGGCAGCGTCGCCACACCGACCGCTACGGCGACCCGGGCTGCCAGTCCTGCGCCCGCATGACCGGCCACGAACCAGGCACGCAACGATGGGAACCGGTGCATCGCACCAGCACCGTGTCCGACAACCTGACGGCACCGATGGCGCTGTGCGCCTGGTGCTACGGGTTCGTACGCGACATCGGCCGGCTCCCGAACCGTGTCGAGCTGACCGCCCACCACCAAGGCCGCAAGGTCACCCGGGTCGGATGATCCGCGTTCCGGTCGATGATGGCTGTTATGGTGTGGTCGAGTTGGCGATCTGCGACCACAACGGTCCGGGTCGCCTTCGTCGTTCCGGGGAGGCCCACCATGTTGCACCGTCTCCTTGCCTGGCTCGCCGACCGGATCATCCCGGCCGAAGCGCTGCGCCTGCCCCGACGGTAGGGTCAGCCGCATGAAGCGGGCGGCAGTGGTACTGGTTGTCCTCGTCGGGCTGGTGGGGTGCTCCGGTGGCTTCGGCGGCTCGGGCGGTGACCCGTCAGTCAACCTGCGGGCCGATGGGGCCGAAAGACTGCACGCCCTTCTGAACCGCTCGGTGAGCGATGCCGACATCCGGCCACTCGCCCGCAAGACCTGCGGCAAGATCGCCCGCCCGACCGCGGGCTCGGCTGGCCTCGGCGCATGGCTGGTCGGAGCGTTCAACCTCAAGAGCCAGGCGCAGACACAGAACGCCGGCGTCCTGGCACGCCTCCTGGACGCCTACTGCCCCGACAGACACGCAGCAGCTGCACGGGCCCTGGACACCTGGGGGATAGATCTCCCCACCACAAGCCTCACCCCATAGCTAGCGACCTGAGTCCAAAGCAGGGCGTCGGGAGGCACCTATGGCCGGCACCGCCTGGGCTGGGTCCACCTGGACCCCACCCCTCGGATGGGAACGACTCCGAGCTGCCGTCCTCCAACGGGACGGCCACCGCTGCACCTGGACCACCGACGGGACCCGGTGCCCCCTCCCCGCCACCGACGTCGACCACGTCACGCCACGACACCTCGGCGGTGCCGACACCCCCACCAACCTCCAGTCCCTGTGCCCGGCGCACCACGCACGCAAGAGCAGCAGTGAAGGCGTGAACGAACGAGCGAAGCGCGCTGCGCTGCGCCGACGTCCGATCGAGTCGCATCCAGGCATGCGAGCGCCGTCCGACGCCGAGGGGGTGGGGGGTGCCCCCCCGACCTGGGCCCGCCCCGACCGGTCGGCATAGCGCCGAGAATTCGGTACGGGATAGCAACTTCGGGAGGCAGCCCTCATGTCCAAGCCGGGTCCGCCTCCGAAGCGAAGCAGTCAGCGGCGCCGGTCGAACACGCCAGCCGCGGGCGACCCGGTGAAGGCGCCGGCTGGCAGGGCGCCGTCCGTACCGAGGGCAGATCCCGAGTGGCACCCGGTGGCGGCGCGCTGGTTCAGGTCGCTAGCCGGGTCGGGGCAGGCGCAGTTCTACGAGGCGTCCGACTGGGCGGCCGCGGTGGTGCTCGCTGAGTCGATGAGCCGAGAGCTGAACCCGCAACCGGTCGTGACGAAGGACGGCGACGTGACGATGGTGTCGATGGCTCCGAAGGCGGCGTCGGTGGCGGCGTGGCTGAAGGGGATGTCTGCCCTGTTGGCGACTGAGGGCGACCGGCGCCGGGCCGCGATCGAGCTCGAGCGTACGGCGACCGAGGAGGCGAACGGCGATGTCTCCTGGCTCGACGATGCCCGCCTCCGACTCCGCGCGGAGCCCGGCTAGCCGGCTCTCGACTCTGCCCGAGGGCGAACCTGAGTTCACGCTCGGGTGGGAGGCGATCCGCTGGGCTGAGTCGGGGCTGCTGATCCAGCCGAACGGTCCAAGTGCCGGGAAGCCGCTGCGGTTCACGAGGGATCAGCTGCGGTTCGTGCTGTGGTGGTATGCGCTCGACGCGGACGGCCAGTGGCTGTTCATGCACGGGGCCCGCCGGTTGGCGAAGGGGTCGGGCAAGTCCCCGTTCGCCGGGATTCTGGCACTGATCGAGTTCTGCGGCCCCGTCCGGCTCGCGCGGAAGGACCACCGGCTCCCAGGCGGGTGTGCGGGCAAGCCGGTCGAGATGCCACTGGTTCAGATCGCCGCGACGGCGGAGTCGCAGACCGCGAACACGATGCGCTACGTCCGAGCGTTCGCGCCGAAGGGCTCGCCGCTGGTCCGGGAGTACAACCTGGACCCGGGCAAGACCCGGTACTACCGGCTGCCGGAAGGCACCCTCGAGACGATCACGAGCTCGGCGACAGCGGCCGAGGGCGGCGAGGCTTCGTTCATCGTCGCCGATGAGACGGAGCACTCGAAGCCCTCCAACGGTGGCCCTGAGCTGATCGCGACGCTCGAGGACAACCTGGCGAAGTCGAACAGTCGCCTCTTGGAGACAGCGAACGCCTGGGTGCCCGGGACGCACAGCGTCGCCGAGGCCACCTGGGACGCATGGATCGCACAGGAGGAGGGCCGCCTACAGGACGAGGCCGGCCGGATCCTGTATGACGCACGGCTGGCACCACCCGACTGCGATATGTCGGACTATGCCTCACTCGAGGCGGCGCTCCGGTGGGTGTACGGAGACTGCGACTGGAAGCGTGGGCCCGACGGCGAGGTCGACGTGGCGCCGATCATCAAGCGGATCTGGTCCCCGAAGGCGAAGCCGAGCGAGTCGCGCCGCAAGTACCTGAACTGGCCGACGGTCCATGAGGACGCGTGGGCGGATCCGGCTCGGTGGCTCGCTCTCGCCGACCCCGGCCGCGTCGTGGATCCCGACGAGCAGGTCGTGCTGTTCTTCGACGGATCGAAGTCTCGTGACGCCACCGCCCTGATTGGGTGCTGCGTCGTCGACGGTCACGTGTTCACGCGAGGCATCTGGGAGCCCAACCCCTCGCATGACACCGACGACGTGGTCGACGTCGATGACGTGGATCGAGTGGTGCAGGAATCGTTCGACACGCTCAACGTGGTCGCGTTCTTCGCCGACGTCCGGGAATGGGAGTCGTTCACGAAGATCGACTGGCCGCGACGGTTTCGTGACCGGTTGGCCGTAAGGGCCGTGCCGGGCGGCAAGGACCCTCAGCCGATTGCGTGGGACATGCGGAGCCACACCTTCGACTTCACCCTGGCCGCCGAGCTCGCCGAGGCCGAGATCACCGACGGCCTGTTCACCCACGACGGCGACCCTCGCCTTGCGAGGCACGTGGAGAACTGCCGGCGTCGCCCGAACCGCTACGGAGTGTCCGTGGGCAAGGAGTCCCCGGATTCACCGCTCAAGATCGACGCGGCTGTTTGCATGATCGGCGCCCGCATGGTTCGACGTCTCGTCGTCGCTGCCGGGCCGGTCGAGAAGCACTCAGGGATTGTCTGGTGAGCCGCACCGGGAGGCCGATATGGCGATGACACCAACCGATGTCATCGCCCTGGTGGCCGACGACCTGTTGGTCCGGTGGGAGAACGAGCGCCGCAAGCTCGACCGGATCGACCGGTGGGCCCGTTGGGAGCACGACCGGCCGCACCAACCTAGGCAGGCAACGGCTGAGTACAACGAGCTCTCCGCGAGGTCGCAGGCGCCGTGGGGCGACCTGATCGTCACGTCAGTCGCGCAGACCCTCTACGTGGAGGGCTACCGGTCGCCGAGCGATCCCGACAACAGCTCGGCGTGGCGGCTGTGGCAGGTCAACGGAATGGACGGCCGTCAGGTTGCGATCCACCGGGCCGCGCTGACCTACGGGCTCGCCTACGGCTTCGCGTTGCCGGGACGGACGATGACCGGCGAAGCCGTGCCGGTCATCCGCGGAGCATCGCCACGCCAGATGATCGCCGTCTACGACGACCCCGCCAACGACGACTGGCCGGTCTACGCCCTGCGCGTCTCGCGGCGCCGCAGGGGGCGCGTCATCGAACTACTCGACGACACCCAGCTCTACGAGCTCCACAGCGACGATTACGGCGCGAAGCCTGTGTTCATCGGCTCCCGCACCCACGGCGCCGGCGTCTGCCCGGTGGTGCGGTTCGCAAACCGGTTCGACCTCGAGGGCCGTTCGGCAGGAGAGATCGAGCCGTTCATCCCGGTGCTGGGCCGCATCGATCAGACCGCGTTTGACCGGCTGGTCGTGCAGCGGTTCGCGTCATGGATCGTCCGCACGGTCGCCGGTATGGCGCTCCCCGAGTCCGCAGCCGCAGCAGGGGTGACGCCCGAGGAGAAGAAGCTGCAGCTCCGTGTCGAGGACATCCTGATCGCGAAGGATCCCGCCACGAAGTTCGGGTCGCTGCCGGCGACACCGCTCGACGGTTTCATCAAGGCGCACGAATCGGACATCCACGTGCTTGCGGCCGTGTCGCAGACCCCAGCGCACGAGATGCTCGGCCAGATGGCCAACCTCTCCGCTGAGGCGTTGGCCGCCGCGCGGGCATCGCTGACATCGAAGAGCGACGAGCGGAAGGTCACGTTCGGCGAAGCCCACGAGCAATTGCTCCGTCTCGGCGCCCATCTCGCCGGCGATCAGGCCGCGGCAGCGGACTTCGAGTCGCAGGTGCGATGGAAGGACACCGAGATCCGGTCGCTCGCCCAAGCCGCCGACGCGCTCGGGAAGATGGCCCAGATGCTCGGCGTGCCCGTCGAGCTCCTCTGGGAGAAGGTCCCAGGGTTCACCGACCAGGACGTGGAACGAGCGAAGGCGCTCCTCGCCCAACAGCCCGGCGGCCTCGACTCGCTCCTGCGCGAACTCGCCGGCGGTCAGACAAGTCCGACACCCGCCGACGACACAGCCGATCTGAAGAAGCGGGCCGACGCGATGGGCGTGCTGATCCGCTCAGGCGTGGAACCGGTCGACGCCGCCCAACAGGCCGGTCTCACAGGGGTCCGCTTCACGGACCTCGTCCCGGTCACGTTGCGCCCACCTGGGGGATAGGCCGTGGCCGCCACCGTGTCGCTCACCGAGGCGCACCGACTCGTCCAGGCCCGACTGGCCGCCAGGACCGTGGCCCAGATGCGGACCATCTGGCCCCTGCTCGACGTCACCGCGGTGGACGCCACGTTCGAGCGATGGCTCCGGGCAGCTATGCCGATCGTGCAAGCGAACCGCCATACATCCGCGGCGCTGGCGGCCGCGTACTACGACCAGCTCCGAGCAGCCAGGGCAGACGACCCCACGGTCCCATACACGCCCTACCTCGACACGATCGCCGATTCCCGAGCCGTCACCACCTCGCTGCTCGTCACCGGGCCCTACAGCCTCAAGCGAGCTGCCCGCAATGGCGTGCTGCTCCCGCAAGCCAGCGACAACGCAATGGCCGGATCCGCCGGCGCCGCAGCACGGCACGTCACCGAAGGCGGGCGGGGCACGATCGACAAGACCACGGCGAGGGACCGCGCTGCGCTCGGTTGGGCCCGCGTCGGATCCGGGTTCCCGTGCGGGTTCTGCTCGATGCTGATCTCTCGCGGGCCGGTCTACAAGACCCGCGAGTCCGCCGAGTTCAGCGCCGACGGCCAGCACTACCACGACCACTGCCACTGCGAACCGGAGCCGGTGTTCAACCGCGACGACTGGGATGGTCGAGCGCAATACGAGCACTACCACGCCCTCTGGACTGCGACGAAGGCAGACCGAACCAGCCCCGACAACGGACCCAGCTCGTCCGAGGTGCGCCGAGCGTTCCGGCGGGCCGTCGAGGCCCACTGATCCACCCGCCCAAGCGGGGTTGCGTCAACGGCCGACGCTCAACAGGCCGGGAGGAGGGCAGCAATGCCCGACAAGGAAGACCCCACGCCACCGGAGCCCAAGAGCACCGACAGCGGAAAGTCCTTTACCCAAGACCAGGTCGACAAGATCGTCAACGATCGCCTGGCCCGAGAGAAGGGCAAATACTCGGACTACGAGGACCTGAAGGCCAAGGCGGCGCAGCTCGACGAGCTCGAGCAGTCCAAGAAGGACGACGCGACCAAGGCCAACGACAAGGCCACCGCAGCCGAGGAACGAGCAGCCAAGGCCGAAGCGAACGCGCTCCGGTTGCAGGTCGCGCTCGACAAAGGGCTCACGGCAGCCCAGGCGAAGCGTCTCACCGGCGCGACGCTCGAAGAGCTGGAAGCCGACGCCGCGGAGCTCGCCGAACTGTTCGGCACGGGCACCGGCAGCGGCACCAACGGACCCCCGTCCGGCAAGCCGGCCGCTGACCTTCGAGGCGGCACGGACCCCACAGAGGACCCCGAGGAGACCGACCCGCGGAAGCTCGCGGCGAACGTCCCCCGACTCTGAACCATCCCGCTACGGCCCCGTCACGGCGGCCGACCGCGGTCCTTCACCTTGACCAAGGAGGTCTGCCGTGACCGTCACCACCATCAAGGCCACGAAGGTGGTCAACACCGCCCTGGGCGTGCTCGAGCGAGAGGTCGTGCTCCCCAACCTCGTGTGGCGTGACGCCGGCGGCGACTTCGCCGGCGCCGCGAACGACACGATCTCGCTGCGCCTGCCCGCCTACGCGGTCGCGAACACCCGCACGCTGCGATCGGGCACGACCCGATCGAAGTCG